CGAAGGAAGTAACTTCTGGACCCACAAAGAACAGTTGTGTGTTTTTTGCTTGGGGAGAATCTTTTTTAAAAAATAGTTGGATGACAAGTGTTGACTTTCAAAAAGCTAAATCTGTTTACATAAAAGCAGGCGGAGATGTAGAAACCCTAAAAGCTTGGGTACTAAAAACAGTGCCCAAAGATTCAACTGCCTGGTATAAATTTGATGACGCAGAGCATTCTGATAAAACCAAAATAGAAGCTTGGGTAAATGAAGAGGTTTATTTGGGCGAGCAGTACGGTAACTGGAAAGATGGAGTATTCACTCCAACGCGAGACGCAACGTCTTCTGACAAATGGTTAAAGTGAGGAATTTTTATGGCAACTAATTATCCAAAATTTGATAATAAAATACAAAATCAAATTGATCTATCAAGAATGCGCCAAGCTAAAACAAGGCCTGGTGTCATCATGCAGTTTGATAAAAAAAACAACATGGCAACAATTATATTGGATGACGCATATTCTGGCCAAGTTGGAAATATCATAAGTTCAGTCCCATGCCCTGCTATAATGGGTGTTCAAAATGTTGCACCAGAACCAGGTACACGTTGCCTGGTTGGTTTTAGGGACGACAATGAGAACAACGCATACGTTATAAGCTATTTTGAGGAAAGCAATTTAGGATCTAACTATTTAAGTAACTATATAGTTAACACTGGAATACCAAAGTTTATGGCGAGATAAAATGGATAACACTAAAAAACAAAACGCAAGTCAACCAGATGCAAACTTTCCGGTAGGAGCTGAGCTTAGTAGAAGAAGCCAATTTTCTCAAAGAGAAGTTGGGTTGAATCATCCTGATACAAGTTCATTCTTAAGATTGAATGACGAAGGGGATGTAGAGATATTTGCTGCCCCAGGGGTTGGCATAGTCATTAGCGCATCCAGTAGAACGATATCATTCTTTGCGGAGAAGGTAAGATTTTTCTGCGCTGAAGACGGTTTAAGATGGAATGAATTTAATTTTAATTATTCAGCGTCTGACTATTCTCAGCCAACTTTAGTAAAAGTAGATCCAAAAACCATACATATGGCACAGAATAGCGCATATCATTATCTGGCTAAACTTAAAGATATAGATCAGAAAGAAGCTCAAAAGCCTATTACTATTAACGAAGAGTACGGTTTTAGTCAACAGCAACCTGAAACTGGGCAGAAATATACTTCCGCATTTTCAATGGAAGATTTAAACCCTGACCAGATTGTTTTCTTGGACAATATTCTAAAGGATCATTCTACTGAATACATAGAGTATGTAGTAGGGTTAATGAAGAATGGTTACTCAAACCAACAGGCTAAAGAAAAGGCTGATAAAGATAAAAATGTCTGATTTATTTTTAACGATGTCTGGAGATCTATTAATTAATGGCAATAAAGATTTATCATTAGTTAATTCTGGAGCTCAAAATGATGTTCAACAAATTTACATCAGATTGATGACAGAACCTGGCGATTTTTTTGTATATCCAAATTTGGGGACTGACCTATCCATCCTTTATGGGATGCCACAAAGCAAGGAAACCGGAGATCTAGGACAAAGATTAATTAGGGCGGCACTTGAAAAAGAAAATATTTTTCAAGGCAGGAATATAGAAATAACCTCTGTCCCAACTAGTGCAGACTCAATTAGATTTGACGTGCATATAACCACTGATAGCAATGAACCAATTGTGTTGTCTGTAACACAAAATTTGTGAGGATAAAATGATATACGGTACAAAAGATAAATCACAAATAGTTAATTCTATTTTAGATTCATTACAACAAAATGCCGGTATTGCTGCAATACAACCAGGTTCGGTAGCTAGAGCATTTGCTGAAGCCATGGGCTCTGAAATAGCAGACCTTTATTCTTCCCTTTCTTTTACCCTTAGACAGGGAGGCCTTTCTACTGCTTCTGGTCGTAACTTGGATCTGATTGGTGACCTATACAACATCAAAAGAAAAGACATTTCCGACAATGCCGCAGCGGAAAGACAGTCTTATAATATAGAATTTTATATACAGACCCCGTATAGCGTAGACATTGTGATCCCAAAGGGAACAATCATATATACCAATGTAGATAATTTTAGCACGAAGCAATATAAGTTTAAACTTAATGGCACCGTAACAATAGGCGCGAGTACAACAAGGGCCTATGGTCTGGTAATCCCAGATTTTACCGACAACACATATACCGCTCCAGTTGGCTCTTTGACTAGACACAACTTCATTAGCCCTCCTGGCGTTGTCTTATACTGCAATAACCCAAAAGAAGTTTATGCAATCATTAATTCAGAATCCGATGACAACTATAGGACTAGAATAATGGGAGCCCTAAAGACTCGTACGGCTGGCACAGTTGAGGCAGTGCGCTTTGCAGCTCTGTCCATAAAGGGTGTTAAAGATGTTAGATTAAGAGAATCCTCATATGGCCTGGGTTCTTGTGATGTTATCCTTGTTCCTGAATCAACAGCAGAAATAAAGATGATGCCAGAGATGGTTTATAATACGATAATCAATGTCAAGCCAGTTGGGGTTAGGTTCAATGTTAGAGTAGCGGAAAAAATTTCTGTTAACGTTATGGCAACAATAGCAATTTCATCAGCTGTATCAGAAACACTTGCTGCTGGCATCAGGAATCAGGCTGCATTATTTGTAAGAAGATACTTAAATTCATCTACGGTTGGAACCACTATATCTATATCTGAGATAGAAAGACAAATTAAATTGTCTTCAGATTACATAAGGTCTGTAACAATAAACTCGTTTAACGCAGATGGAAAAGAAATACCGCTAAAAGATTTTACCCCATCTAGCGATAAAATATACCCTGTAGCTGGAAGTGTTTCTATTAATTCTGTTATAATGGGCATTAACAATTATTAACCCTAGAATAGGTTAGGTATGAAAAAGACTTTTGTTGTTACAAACAAGCATATAGTTCGCGCCCCAAATATAGCTCAAGCTAAAAATGTGGTTTTTACTGGCGAAGGACACGGCGACATATTGGGAGAATCTTCTTTCGTGGAAGAAATCTCGCAAGAAGAAGTTGTTGATTATATTAATGAAAAAGATTCGATGTACGTACAGTCATCTGCTGTAGAAATAAAAGAAGAAGAAGAAGAATCAGAAGATCTATTATCAGAAATATCTGATTCAAGAAATGATTTTTTAAGATCAGAAAATAGAAGACTAGCTAAAAGAGTAGAGACTCTTAAGAATGTACAAGATGAAGTTGTAAGAGCAGCCTATGCTGCAGCGTACGATGCTTTTGCCGGCTTTGAGTTCCCAAAAATTAAAGTTCCTTCTTTAAAAAAGAATAAAGAAAAAGTTCCAGAAACTGCGGTAGTAGTCTTTGCAGACTGGCAAATGGGAAAGGTAACTCCTGATTACAATACTAATGTATTAGAAGAAAGAATAGAAAGATATACAGAAAAGCTGTTAGAAATAACAGAGATTCAAAGAATGGATCATGAAGTAAATGACCTTCATATTTGGTTGTTGGGCGACATAGTTGAAGGTGAAGAAATTTTCCCTGGGCAAAGCCACCTTATAGACTCTGGCCTGTATAGACAGGTCGCCGTTAATGGTCCAAGAATACTTGGGAACTTTGTTAAGACCGCATTAGAAAATTTTAATCACGTACACATTACTGGTGTAATAGGAAATCATGGAGCGGTAGGAGGAAGAGCACGCAAGCAACACGATCCAGAAACCAATATGGATAGAATGCTCTATAAGATTATAGAGTTGATTGTTGGCGATGATGAAAGAGTAACCTTTAATATCCCAGATGGTGTAGGTGAAAGAAATTGGTATGCCGTTGACACAATTGGAAACTATAGCAGTTTGTTAATTCACGGCGACCAAATGCCTTCACCAAATGCTTTCCATGGTTACTATAAAAAAATAATGGGGTGGAAAGATGGAGCAATCCCTGAACACTTCGATGATGTTTTCATGGGCCATTATCATCAGCAGTTCAAGATGACGATAGGAAGTTCCATGTTAAGAATCTCTGGTTCTCCAGAAAGCTATAACACTTACGCTCAAGAATACTTCTCTTCAATGAGTAGACCTTGCCAGCATTTAATGTTTGTGCACCCAGAAAATGGAGTAACTTCAGAGTATTCTATTTGGCTAGACTAAGTTAAAGGAATCAGTAATGAAAAGTTACCTATTAGGTTTCCAAACTGGAGACTTTAATAAAAATGGGAACGTTTGGACAACTGGTTCTATCAACCTGTACAGCAATAAGTTTTATAAAAACTATTCATATTATAGATCAAAAACTGGATTAAACTTAATACGGAGATTACACCTTTGTTGGAACAGAGGTGTCTTCTCCGTCTTATTCAGCTGGCCATTCAACGCCGATAGATCCACTAGCTTCTTATGTAACTAATTACGGAGAAGTAGTTAGGGATGAAGCAAGCCCGTCTCTGCTCAGGTTTGTTGACACTAGTTCTAAAGTTGATATAATATCTTTTAAGCACAAGTTCACGAGTGTTCCTGGCGATCAACAGCCAACGTTTACTTTCCAAATATATGAATCGGATAAAGTTAACGGCCCTTGGCTTAAGTCAACTTTAAATATAGATTCAAATTCAATATTTTTAAGTAATTCTAAACCATATATAAAAATAGAATTAACAATATTTTCTGACGTAGAAGATCTATCGGCACTTGGTTTACTTCTATATGTTAACGTGGCGATACATGATACTACAACTCCAGTAATATCTGATTCCGCTAGAAACATTTTAAGAAAATTCCCTACATGGATGGACATCTATGATGACTCAATCGAGCATGCCACACCTGAACTAGCTACCCCAACAACTATTGGCGGTAAATTCGTCAACTCTTTAGTTGGCCATTATCTAGATGATTTTAATACTCAATTAGATGTTTCAAATATAAATAGTTTCATCAGCACAGCAGACATTGATATTCCAGCCTGGGGTTATATATCTTATAATATACCAGCAGCTTCTTTAAACTTTGTTGGCGATCTAATTAAATTAGCGAGAGCATCTTCATTAGAAAACTTTAATTCTTCAAGGTCTACTGATTATATTTATTATCATAATTTATTAGATAGTCAAATAATGACATTGAAAAAATTTGATTCACTAACCATAGATGGATCTATTTATTCACAAGAGCCAATTATGTTGTTTAATATATTTGATGAATTTGGCGCAAGGGTTGGTCTCAAAAGGTTGTACCTAGAGCAAAATCTTTCTTTTAAAAAAAGGATACTTGATGCGTACATAAATCCTCCATCGGTAAGTCTGGACGGATTTAAAAAAACCTTAAGAAGAGAATTGAATATTTGGACAGCCTATGGCACTACCCCAGATTCAAATTATCAAGGTGCAACACCGGAAGTTTTAGAAATTAGAGACATAGAATCTTCTACTCCATACATTGCTGACAATGGTGTACCGGAAAATCGTTTTTATGATTTTGTTAAATACATAAATGAAAAATATCCATTCAACTTAGGCTATGCAAATTGGGATCAAAGCATATGGGACTACGCTGGCTTGGACAATGAAGGTGTAGATTACATACCAAACACTTATGACAATGCAACCCCATTGTCTGACTATTTTCAACCAGGCGTTGGCGACTTTAAAGATCTTAGTATTGAAATTTCAAAACCAGATTCAGCTACAATGTCTTTTGATGGATATTTTAGAGCAGAAGGCTTTAGGACGGAGTCTCTTACTGATTACTACATGCCCATCGAACTTTCGTATAATTATAAAGCTCAATATACGGAACGAGTACCAGACCCAAATGTAAGTAACCCAAATTCTGCAACGCCCTTTAATGCTGGGGTCGCCTTGGTATATGAAGTTGCAATGCCTGCACATAACCAATATGCAACTCCTTCTGTTTTTTTTGCAAACCTAAACTACAATGATAGAAGTGATTTTTTTGTTCGTAATTATTTTGGGCAAACTGATCAAGCTAGCCCAGAGTGGAACTTTGTATCTGTTGTTGACACAAATGGTTTGACAAATCAAAATATAATTTTTAAAGAAAAAACTTATAATTATGAATACGAAAATTCTTTAGCGGCACCTAGATCTTCAGCTATAGATATAAAGAAAGCAAGTTCAGTAAAGATAGTTAATAAGGTTCAATGGGATCCAACTAAGCAAAGATACATCCCAGCTCACACCGGTCAATATAGGGTTACGTTTAATGAATCAAATGTTTCAGCTGCAAACCCATCCGTAAGCTCGAACATAGCGTTGGCTACTCCAAATATTAATTACATAAATTCAAACTTTAAAATAGGTTCAACGGTTTATGGTTCAACTCCAGTAATAAAATACTCTAATGTTGTTGAAGATTCTATCATAATAAATAAAGATAATGATCCAGAGCTAACACAAGATGAAACAATATTTGTATCTGAACTAACAAAGAATTTATTAATTCCAACTAGTGGAACCCCTAATAGATTAATTGTAGAAAACGTTAAGATAGATTCTAAACCAGTTTTCACAGTGGAAGAAATCTATAGAGAGCCAGGCCAACCTTATGCCTCACTTGATTTTTCTCCGAGTTACGGTGGAAAATCTTATTTCCCAATGTTGGATACTAAATATTTTGTTCCTTCCTCGCCAAATATAATTTTGAATTCTTATTCACAATCAGAACTCACAACACCTATTTATTCCAACTACTTTGAATCAGCAACATTTAGCTACAGCGCACTTCCGTATGTCTTAGGTATAACAAATAATCTTCAATCAACACCAAACTATCCTTTCAAGAGTC